CTTTGGTCGGGTTGCCGTTCTTGTCTTTGATCCCAGCAGACCGAGCCAGATAGTTCTTGCGCCGTTCGGCGTCTTTGTGCTGGGTGTAGTCCTCCATGCCGCGAAGGCCGAAGCGCACCAGCTTTACTTCGTCGCCCTTCTTGGCCAACACCATCTTCTTCTGGGTTGCGCCTTTGGGAGCGTCAACGGGCTTGTTGAAGCCCGGGAATTCGTGACCGCGATAGACGAGCTTGCCGCCCTCACGCTTGATGTTCGATGCTTTCACCGTTGCTCCTTTGCAGCTTAATCACCGCCTTGTCGCCAGCCTTCACCTCGTCTTTGTTGAAGGGCTTGGTCTTCGGAGCCGGGACCGTGTCGGCCTTGGGTTCGTTGGGTTCCCAGTTGCCGCTGTCGATCAGGGCTTGGTCGTACACGGCGGTCTTGCCGGTACGCTTGTTTCGCATCAGCTTCATGCTGTCTCCAAAAAAAGAGCCGCCCCCCGGTGAAGGAGGCAGCTCAATGGCCTAACAGGAGGGGGAGTCAGCCCTCCTGCCGCTACTGCAAGGATCAGCCCTTGACGGCCACCATGTTCACCAGAGCCTCGGGCTTGATGACGTTGTAGCCGTACACGTTCAGACCACGGACGATGTTGCCGAAGGTGGACTGAGCGCGCAGGGTTTCGACGTTGGTCATCTGCGAAGCGAAGGTGATGGCGTCCTTGGTGCCAGCCATCAGGTAGCTGTCGCCGTCGTTGGTCTTCGGCAGGTTGTTGGACACGTAGACCATGAAGCGGTCGATCATGCCCAGCTTGCCGTTACGCAGCGGGGAGACGCTGTCGCCTGTCAGGTAGGCTTGCTTCAGGTCGGAACGCTTGACCATCGAAGCCATCCAGGCGGGGATCACCAGCCAGCGGCCATCTTCGGGCACGTTCTGCTCGTCGAGCACCTGGCCAGCATCCAGGAACAGGTCGAGGATGTTGTCCTTGGTGACGGCGCGGGGAGCAGCATCGGTACCGAGGTTGATGTTGCCGGAGATGGCACCAGCGGTGGCACCCTTGTTGGCGGTGGCGGCACCAGCCTTCACGCCGTTCAGGACGTCAGCGTCGATGCTGATCTTCATCTGGGTGGTGGCGTCGTTGGTGAAGACGTCCATCAGCTTGATGTCGGTCTGCACGGCGTCCACGTCGTCCAGCACCACGGCGAAGTACTTGCCCTTGTCGATCAGCAGTTCGATGGGGGTGGAGTCCGGAACCTGGTTGGTCAGGTTCTGGCCCTTGGTGTAGCTGTTGATCGTGATGGTCGGGATGGTGCGGATGTGAACCTTGTCACCCTGACCCTTGATCTCGCCTTCCCAGTCGGTGTTGGCGATCTCGGCGAAGACCGTGGTCTTGTAGAACTTGACCTGGAGCTTGCCGCTCCAGATTTCGGGGATGAAGTTGCCGCTGTACTGCGTATAGCCGCTTGCTACGGGAAATGCCATTTTGAATACCTCTTGAAATGAAAAACCCGCCGAAGCGGGTCAGTGTTTTGGTTGAAAACCGAGAGGTCAGCGGATGCGACCCTCGATCTGTGCCGCCATGATGTCGGCCTCAATGGCAACCTGGTCTGCGTCACTCACATCGCCACGACGCGCACGCGCATAGAAGTCGGCCACCTCAGCCCGCGTCCAAATCTTCTTGGCCGGAGGCGTGTTGGGTGCCTTGTTCGTCGGTGGTGTCAGTTGCGAATCGAGTGCAGCATTCGAGTTTGCCGCCCACGATGTGGATGTCTTCTTGAACGCGGTGAAGAACTTCGCGGTGCGAGCAGCATCACGCGACTTCTCGGCGTTGGAGAGGAGAACCTGTCGGGTCTGTCCGGTGAGCTCGTCCACCTCGTCCAGCCAAGTCAGGAACTTGGGGTCTTGGTTGACTTGCTCCCAGTCGGGAACCATCGAGGTCAAGGAGGAGAAGAAGTCGGCCTCCACCTTCTGCGTCGTGACGTTGGAGAGCGAGTCGATCTGGGCTTTGAGCGTCTTGATCTCAGCGTCCTTCGCGGCCAGTTCTTCACGGGCAACACGTCGGGCAACGTCGATCAGACCCTCGCCGTACTCTTCGATCTCCTCCGGCTTGACCAGAGGTTCGGGCTTGTTCTTCAGTTGCTCAAGGGCGACCTCGAGCTCCTGAAGTTTGGTCTTCAGTTCCTTGTTCTCCCCGGCGAGCCGAGGAATCTCTGCGTTGTACTTGCCTTGCAGCACCTTGAAGCGGTGTTCGTAGTTCTCGTCCTGTCCGGATGCAGGAGGAGTCTGCGAGTCGTTCGTCGGTGTGGGCGGTACAGGCGGCGGCTCGTTCGACGGCGGAGGATCGCCCTGGGGCGGCTCGTTTGTCGGCGGTGTGCCGTCGTTGTTCGCAGGTGCTTGCTGCTGCTTGAGCAGTTCTTCGTGGAGTCTGTTGGCTTTTTCTTCAGCCTCGAGAACAGCGCGTGGTAGAGACATTGATACTCCGTGAGCCGAGACGGTCGCTTTCGAGCCTCGCGGTGTTCGAGCGATTCGTTCGGTATTCAACGGTGCTGGTTAAAGGGCCAGCCCCTTTTGCGGCAGAGTGCCGCTTAACTCATTGCTGAGTTACCGCGATCTGCGGATGACCTCCGATGCGTCCTTGGCTTTGTCGAGGAAGTCTCCAACAGCCTGTGCTGCACCCTGTTGCCACCGGGACAGAACTTCGTCCTTG